TTGACAAGGGCAAGGCTGTGTTTGTTGACCGGAAGAATCAGGCCTCCACCCGGCGCGATGTGCTGCTGTATCCGGTGGGCTATGACACCAGCATTCAGCACCTGCAGGGCCGGCTGAGACAGGAAACGCCCGGCCCTGGCTATCTGCACTTCGGCGAGGCCTCGACTGATCAGTTCCTGGCGGAGGTGTTCCCGTGGAAGAAACTCCCCAAGCGCCAGTCCGGCCAGACGGTCTACGAATGGAAGTGCCCACCCGGCAGCCGCGACGAGGGCGGCGACTGCACGCGGATGGCCTATGCCGCGCTGCAGCTGGTGTCTAGGAGGTACGCCCGGGGGACGATGTGGGATCGCCTCGCGCAGCAGCTCACCGCCCCTGCCGCCCCTGCCGCCGTCGAGCGCCGCAAGGGAACCTGGCTGAGTCGGTAGCCTGAACCGGGGAGGTGTCCAATGGCATTCACGCAGCAGCAGTACGACGACCTGGTGGCTGCGATTGCCGAGGGCGTTACCAGCGTCAGCAGCAACGGCCGGCAGGTGAGCTACCGGAATCTGACCGACATGATGAAACTCAAAGCCACCATGGAAGAGGAGCTCGGCCTCACCGGCGCCGGCCGCCGCCGGCACTACGCCAGCTTCAAGAGGGACTGATGGCCAAGCGACCCACCCGCGATCAGCTGGAGCTGGCGCTGAAGGATGCACAGAAAGAGCTGGCGGTCACCCACCTGCGGGCGTTTGAGTCGGCGAAGGAATCCCGCAGAACGGAGAACTGGTACACCCGCAACGGCGGACCCAATGCCGACATCCGCACCGCCTGGCGGCTGCTGACGCGGCGGCATCAGGACCTGGTGGACTCCAACCCCTGGGCCAACCGGGCCGTGCGGGTGATCTGCAATAACTGGGTGGGGGATGGCATCATCGGCAGCCCGCAGGGCGGCAGCCGCCGGTATGAGCAGGCCTGGAACGACTGGGCCGACTCGATTGAGTGCGACCACGCCGGGAAGCTGAACTGGTACGGCCTGCAGTCGCTGATCGCCCGCACCACCGCCGTGCGCGGCAGCTGCCTGATTCGCCGCCGGATGGATGAGCGTATGGCTGATCAGGGCCTAGTGGGCCTGCGGCTGCAGGTGCTGGAGCCGGACTTCCTGGACTTCAGCCGGGACGACGGCAGCCGGATCAAGTTCGGCCAGCAGTACGACCGCGACGGCCGGCTGGAGGGGTACTGGATCCGCCAGACCCACCCGGGCGAGACGGAATGGAACGGGGTGAAGATCCAGAGCGACTTCGTGCCTGCGTCGGAGATCATCCACACCTACGAGGTGAACCGGGCCGGCCAGGCGATCGGCGTGCCGTTCGGCTCAGCGGTGCTGCTGCACCTGCGGGATATTGACGACATCACTCAGGCGATGCTGCTGAAAACGAAGATCGCGGCGTGTTTCACGGCGTTCGTGTACAGCAACGAGCCCAGCGACCCGGCGACCACCACAGCGCTCACTGAAACACTGGAGCCGGGCGCGATCGAGATTCTGCCGGACGGGAAGCAGATCACCTTCGCCAACCCGCCGCAATCCCCCGACTATGTGAGCCACCAGAAACACCACCTCCACGCGGTGGCGGCGGGCTACGGCATCACCTTCGAAGCCCTGACCGGAATCCTGTCGGACGTGAACTTCAGCAGCGCCCGCATGGGGTGGCTGGAGTTCCACCGCAACGTGGCGGCCTGGCGCTGGAACGTCACCATCCCCCAGGTGCTCGACCCTGTGCATCGGTGGTTCAACGAGGCCGCCCGGCTGTCCCAGGTGCGCGGCCCGCGCCGCATGATCTGGACCCCGCCCCGCCGCGAACTGGTGGACCCGGCCAAGGAGATCACCGCGCTGATTGAGGGCGTGAAGGCTGGGTTTATGAGCCTGAGCGAAGTGCAGCGGAGCCTCGGATTCATCCCCGCCGAAGTGATGGCCGAGCTGGAGACCGACATGGCCGACGCCCGCGGCAAGGGCCTGGCGCTGAGTGTGGATGGCATGACGGCTGCAGCCGGTCGATCTGCAGCGCCTGCCGAGGGTGAGGAACCGGAAGCTCAGGAGTAGTCCATAGCCTGAGGGCATGGAGTACCAACACCCCCAGCCCGGTGACATGCGGCGTGCGGCTTTTCAGCCGGCGACGCTGAATCCTGATGCTCGCACCATCGAGCTGACCTGGACCACGGGCGCCCGGGGGCGGCGTGCTTCCTGGTTCGACGGCAATTGGTTTGAGGAGCTCGACATGAGCACCGATGCCGTGCGCCTCGACCGGCTGAACAACGGCGCCGCGCTGTTGAACAGCCATCAATCCGCCGACCTGTCCAACATCCTCGGGGTGGTGGAGCGGGCCTGGATTGAAAACGGAGAGGGCCGAGCCCGCGTGCGTTTTTCGGAGCGTGCGGAGGTAGAGCCGATCTTCCGTGATGTGGCGAGCGGCATCATCCGCAATGTCTCGGTTGGGTATCAGGTCCACAAGTGGTCTGATCCGATCCGCACCGCCGATGGCCAACCGCCGACCTACCGCGCACTGGACTGGGAGCCAATGGAGCTCAGCCTGGTGGGCGTGCCCTTCGACGCGAAAGCGCAAACCCGCAATCAATCATCCGCACCGGACACTTCCATGCCCGACAACCTGAACAGCCAGGCCGGAGGTGATCCGGCTGAGCAGCAGCCTGCAACCCAGGCCCGCGCTGCCGATCCTTCCCCTTCCCCCGCCCCCGTGGCCGCCGCAGACACCGAGCTGCAGCGCACCGCCTCCGAACTCCGCCGCGAAAACGAGATCCTGCGTCTCGGCCGCGATGCTGGCCTGACCGACGCCCAGACCGATGAGCTGGTGCGCTCCGGCAAGACCGTGACCGAGTGCAGCCGTGAGGCCGTGCGCCTGATGCGCCTGCGCCTTGAGGGCGGCGACACCCGCGCCGCTGACGGCCCCGCCCCTCTGGGTCATCCCGCCCAGATCGCCGTCACCCGTGACAGCGGCGACACCCTGATGCGCGGCATCAGCCTGGGCCTGGAGGCCCGCGTGCGCCCCGGCGCCCTCAAGGGTGACGACGCCGACCTGGGCCGCGAGTTCCGCTCCTACACCCTGCTGGAGCTGACCCGCCAGTATCTGGAGTCCCGCGGCACCAACACCCGGGGCATGAGCAAGACCGAACTGGTCAGCCGTGGCTTCCACAGCACCAGCGACTTCCCGCTGCTGTTCTCCAACTTGGCCGGCAAGACTCTCGACGCTGCCTATCAGGAGGAGCCCCACACCTGGCGGCCGATCGCTCGTCAGCGCAACCTGCCCGACTTCAAGAACGCCAACGATCTGATCGTGGCTGGCGCACTCACCCCTGAGGCATTGCTCGAAGGCGGCGAGTACAAGGCCGGCACTCTGGTTGAGGCCCAGCACACCTGGAAGCTGGCCACCTACGCCCGCAAGGTGACCGTTACCCGCCAGGCCATCATCAACGATGATCTGAGCGCTCTGGAGCGTGTTCCTGAGATGCTCGGCCGCGGATTCCGCCGCCTTGAGAGCAACATCATCTGGGGCCTGATCACCGGCAACGCCGTGACCAGCGTGGACAGCGTGGCGCTGTTCAATGCAGCCCACAACAACATGGGCGGCTCCACCGGCCTGGCGATTACCACCAGCGGGTTCAACACCGCTAAGAAGGCCATGCGCAAGCAGACCGACCTGGCCGGCAACACCATCAACCTCACGCCTTCCTATCTGATGGTGCCCACGGATCTGGAGAGCACCGCTCTGCAGTTCCTGTTCCCGTCCGGTTTCGCACCTTCCGCCCGCACCGGCGACAACGGCCCTGTGGTGAATGCCCAGACCGCCAACATGGAGCTGATCGTTGAGCCTCGCCTCGACGGTGCTGCTGATGTGTGGTATCTGGCCGTGAGCCCCGGCGCTGTGGAGGGCATCGTGTTCGGCTACCTGGCCGGCGAAGAAGGTCCCACGGTGACAACCACCGAAAAGCGCGACCCCGATGGTGTGGAACTGCTGGCCCGATTTGACTTCGGCGCTGCGGTGAAGGACTTCCGCGGGTTCTACCGCTCCAAGAACGTCTGATCCCAACCCTGACCCCTTCGCATTGATCCCATGAAGAACTACGTCCAAGACGGCAAGTACATCGAGTTCACCGCCGGCGCCACCATCACCAGCGGCCAGCTGGTGCAGGTGGGTGATCTCCACGGCGTGGCCGTGACCGACGTGGCCAATGGCGCCACCGGCGTCCTGGCCCTGGAGGGTGTGTTCACCCTGCCCAAGCTCACCGCCGCGTCTGGCGATGCCACCACCGCCGGCGGCCCGGTGTATTTCAGCTCCGGCAGCGTGTCCGGTACTGACAGCTCCGGCAGCCGCAAGAAGGTGGGCTATGCGCTGGCTGTCGCTGCTCAGGCGGCGACGACAGTGCGGGTGTTGCTTGACAACTGATCCAACCCTGGCCCCGCTCAGGCGGGGCCTCTGACTTTCTGACATGGCCAACCCCTGGGACAGGTTGCATCTGCGGATGTGGGAGGCCACATCCAGGCGGCTGGGCCGAGTGGTGGTTCAGTTCGGCGCGGTAAGCACCTTCGGCATGTTCGACCGGAAGACGGAGATCACGCTGGATGAACAGGTGCTGAGCCTGGAGAACGCCCTAACCATCAAAACCTCCGAGCTGGGCAGCCTGGCCTACGGCGACCAGGTGACCGTGGACGGCGGGCTGTACAAGGTGCGGCACGAGCCGATGCGGATGGCTGACGGGCTGCTGTCGATTGTGCTGCTGGAGCAGGTCGCCGAGGTGGCGACGTACCTGGTGACGCTGAGCGGCCTGCGGATCACAACTCTGAATAACAAGCAACTCCGCATTCTGTAGGCATGGCTGAAACCACGATCACAGGCCTGCCGAACGCCACGACCCCGCTCGACGGAACCGAGCGGGTGCCGATGGATCAGAACGGCGCCACGGTGGACGCCAGCACTCAGGCAATCGCGAATCTGGCGGCTGGCGCGATCAGCAGTGCTGTGGCTGCCCACGTAGCAGCTGCAGACCCGCATCCTGGCTACCTGACCGCCGCCGAGGGTGACGCGGCCTATGTGGGGCTGAGCGATGCCCGGCTAAGCGACGCCCGCGAATGGACTGCCACCACCATCCCTCAGGCTGAAGCAGAAGCTGGCACCGCGACCACCCGGCGGGCGTTTACGGCGCAACGGGTGCGGCAGGCCATCGCGGCATGGTGGACCAGCGCCAGCACCGCGGCAGGCCGCGCCATGGTGGAGGCCCTCGACGCGGCCGCACAGCGCACGCTGCTGAGCCTGGGCACGGCTGACAGCCCATCATTCACCGGCCTCACGATCACCGGCACCGCGCCGGTCGTCATCCCGCACATCCACGGCAGCATCGCCGGGAACTTTTACGTTCACGTCAGGAACGCCAGCGGCGGTCAGTTAACAGCAGGCACGGCGGTCTATGCGACCGGCAGCGTGGGCGCCACCGACCGGATCACAGTGGCGGCCTGCGACCCGACCGATCCGCTCAAAATGCCGGCGATCGGGTTGCTTGAGACCACCCTTGCCAACAACGGCGATGGCGACGCCGTGAGGGATGGCGAACTAAGGCCGTTCAATACCAGCGGCTACAGCCAAGGCGATCAACTTTACGTCGGGCCTGGCGGCGTACCGGTAGCTACTGCACCGGCCAGCGGGCTTGTGCAATGGGTCGGCAGCGTAGCGCGGGTAAACGTAAACACCGGCACGATTCTGGTAGGCATCGGCGCGGCGATGGCCCGGGTGGGATTCACTGGGGCCTATGGCGATCTCTCAGGCCGGCCCCCCGTTGTGCTATCCGACCCGACCGGCATCACCGGAGCCGACGCCGTGACCAACATCGTCAGCCTGACGCAGGCTGAGTACGACGCCATCGCAACGCCTAGCGCTACCACTCTTTACGTGATCACAAGCTGATGCCAACTGCAACGGGAAAAATCTATTTAGGCAGCACGCTGGTTGCTGGCGGTGATGGTGGTGCTGTTTCTGCTGAGTGGGTGCGCAATCCAGCGTGGCCGCCGCTGACGGCGCCTAGTGCAGCAGAGCAAAGGATTGTAGGGCTACATGCGGTGTGGCCTGGTGATGGCACCGGCCCTGGCGGCAACTTCGTTGCCTTTCTTGCGCAGGGTGCCTATACGATTGATTATGGCGATGGTACGGTTACAAATTATGCGAGCAATGCCCGCGCAGATTATCAGTTTGACTTCAACGACCCGCAACTTGCTGGCACTGATGCGCCAGTAACGTTCACCGTTGCTACAAATGCCGTCAATCGCACTGCGCACGGACTGAGCAATGGTGCTGGCATTAGGTTCTACAACCTGGTGAATACAACCGGCATCGTTGCCGGTCGGCTGTACTACGTCATCAACGCAGCGGCCAACGGTTTTCAGGTTGCCGAAACCATTGGCGGTAGCGCTGTTGATCTGACCGGCACGGATGGCTCAGCCACGCTGTTGCCATACAAAGTGGCCGTAGTGACGATTACGCCGCAGGCAGGACAGAACCTGACGGTGATCAACTTTTTTCAGA